TCCTTTTTCAAGAATACAAGAAAGTGAAGCGGATTATTTAGGTATGATCTTTGCCTCATTATCTGGTTATGATATTAGGGAAACTAAAAAATTGTGGGAAAGGATGAAAGAGGCCAACAAAGGAAAAGAGCCAGCTCAATTTATGAGTACACACCCCTCTTCAACAAAAAGAATAAAAGACCTTTCAGAATGGGAGAACAGCGTAATTCTTGATTATCCCCCAATAACAGTAAGTTAAAAATTTAATTTAGTGGTGAGCCCTGATGGACTCGAACCATCGACCCATTCCTTAAAAGTAACTTACACAACAAGAACCTTCCATATATGGAAATAATAATGCCTTCGTAGCTTCGTGTTATGGGTACTAAATGCTATAATATACATATCGAACTGGTCGCAGAACTTGCACACTCTACGTACACTCTCATTAATGTTAAAGATACAAAAGTGTACAGATTACAAAAAATCTAAGTGTACAGTTTTTTTGGCACATTTTTATAAGTGTGCAGTTTTCAAAAAAAACTACATCACAAAATACAAGTGTACAGTTTTTTTGACACTTTTTTTAAAGTGTACAGTTTTTGTATTCATTAAATCAATCAACACAACATAAGGAGTACATTATGGTAAAGCATAATTTAAGACTTGTTTCCGATGCAGTAGCTATTGCAAAAGAAGCAACAGACAAACATAGAGTTAAGAAAGGCTTAACTTTAAAGAAACGTGCAGATGGTAGAAGTCCATTTTGGTTTGCACAAATTACAGTAACTGGTGCTGGCACAAAGATAGAAACTACTGGTACTGCTGTATTGAAAGAAGCTATTGCAAAAGCATACGAGATTGAAGCTCGTTTAAATGCAGATGTAAATGCTGGTATTTCTATCAATTCTAAATCTTTTGAAAGAGTTGCAGACGAATATATGTCTGTGCAAAAACAAAGATTGTTAGATGGCGAAATTGCACAATCCTCATATGAGAGAGATTTTAGAACAGTGCAAAACTACCTAATACCTTTCTTTAAACAGAAGAAAATTACGATAGCAAAAGTAAACAGACTTGTTTTAAATGAGTTTAAAGTTTGGTTGCCAGCTAATCGTAAAAAAACAGATGGTAAAATGGGCACTGCAACTAGACGAAAATATGAAGATATTTTAGGTGCTATGATAAAATGGGCAGAAGGCAAAGGATATATTAAAGACTTGCCACGTTTTGATAAAACGAGAATTGTAAAAAATGAACGTCCATCTTTTACAAAAGAGCAATTTTCAAAAATGATGAGAAAGTTGAAAGAGTACATAGAGATTGCTCCTAACAAACGTGACGAAACTAGCAGACAGATGATGTACTATGCACTGGCATTGTTATCAAAAACTGGGTTACGTCCACACGAATTGTTACCTATGCCTTACAAAGTAGATGGTAAAGTTCAACAGTCAAAAGGTTTGAAATGGCAGAATGTTGAATTTTTTAAAGACAACAAGAATGGGAAACACAGTGTCGACTTGTATGTTTTACCTACAATAGACAAAAACAGACGAGGACGTACTGTACCAGCAGACAAAAGTGCGTATTTTGTTTTGTCAACTTTGTATGCACAAGCTAATGAAACAAAAAGAAAAATAGGTTATGTTTTTGAAACAGACTATCGTTCAGCATTTCCTCGTTTTTTAGAATGGGCAAATATGCGGACTGCAAAAAATGGTAATAATTATACTTTTTACAGTCTTAGGCACACTTACATAACTTGGCATTGTGAAGATAAGCCTACAAGCAACCCGAGTCAGTTAGCAAAAGTTTGTGGTAATAGTTCAGCTACAATTGAAAAATACTACGACAAGTCAGAAATAAAACATTTCAGACACAACTTCATCTAAACAACATTACTGATAGATTTTTTCAATCTATCGGTATGACAGCATTTTCATCTACATAAATATCTTTGCAGTAAGTTTTGAATTAAGGATTACATATATCTTTGTCGATTATGAGCCATAGTCTTAATTCCTTGCAAGGCGAGCCACTGTTTCTTTACACGTGCTTGTATAATTAAAAAGTTGCTCGTTAAACTTACTGCAAACTAAAAAAAAGGAATAGAATGAAAAACAGAATAGAACAAAAATGGTTAGAAATTTTAAAACAATTTGCAGATGTATATTGGGATAATGAAATTGAACAAGCACACGATTTATTTGACACACCTTACCCACCAAAAGAAGACAAAGACTACATAAAGAAAACCACATTTTTAGACAATGCAAAAAGAAGTAAATTACAGATGTTAAAATACTTGGCACAATCTAAAAGTGGTGCACTACATCCAACTGGCGAAAACTCACAAGAAGAAAAAACAGAAGCTGATAAACTAATTTCATTGGCACAAAAAAGAATTTCACAAGTTTAAAATAGAAATTCAATGACTATTCCATTCCGTCTATTTTTAGACACGCAGAATATAATTTCTCAACAAACAACCCCACCCTTCCACGTTGAAGTTTGCGATTGGTTAGAAAGAACCAATGAGGACAATAGACGTATTTTACAAATGTTTAGACACGGCGGTAAAAGTTATATTATTGGTGCATATGTTTGTTGGAACTTGTTGAAAAATCCAAACTGGACTTGTTTATTGATTTCGGCAAAACGAAACTTGGCATTACGTAACAGTTTATTCATACGTTCAATGATTGAGTCACACCCATTGTTACAACACTTAAAGAGTGATTTGTACACTTGGAAGTCCGAAACATTTACTGTTGATAGAGAAATAATGCAGTTAAACCCTTCTGTTACAGTATCAAGTTTAGGTGCTAGTTTTACTGGTTTTCACTCTGATATGGTTATTGCTGATGATATTGAAACATCAGATAACTGTATCAATGATAGTCAACGTCAAAAGATAAAAGAACGTGTAAGTGAATTTGGAAAATTATCTAATAACATCTTGTGTGTTGGAACACCACACACAGAAGACACAATATACAATCATTTAGAAGACGTTGGCTACGAAGCAAAAAAAATACCAGTTGTAAGAACACGACAAAAACATCTGCCAGATTCAACAACAGAAAAAGAAGATTACCTAGCTTGGCAAAATCACCCACAAGGTATGTTTACTGAAAAATGGTTAGAACAACAACGTAACGAAACAACAGAAGGTGATTTTAATTCACAGTATATGCTTGTTCCAATGTCTACATATCAACCATTGGTACAGTTAGAAAAAATTAATTATTACAAAGATGAATTTAATTGGAATCATCTTTCTCAACCTTTTGGTGACTACTTGACTGAATGTAAATTGAATAATATGAAAATTACACGTTTGTGTGCGGCTTGGGACGTTGCAACTGGATTAAAAGGTAGAGATAATTCTGTATTAAGTGTTTGTGCAAAAGACGACAACAATAATGTGTATGTACACGATATAAGAGTTTTATCAGCAGTTGGTGAAGACAGAAGTTTTGAAAAACAATGTAAGGAAGTTATTGCGACTTGTGCAAAACACAAAATCTCACACGTTTATGTTGAAGAAAACTTTAGTGCTACACTAGCAAGTGAATTAAGACGTGTTGCACGTGAACTTAAATTAGGAATAAATGTTATTGCAAAGTTTAGAAGTGAGAACAAATTAAAATTTATTGCACAAACTTTAGAACCAGTTATTAAAATTGGAAGACTTTATGTACACGAAAGAGTTAAAAACGGAACACCTTTTTTAGATGAGTTGAGTGCATTTCCACGTGCAAATAAAAAAGATGACTGCATTGATGCTACATCAGAAGCAATAAGTCATTTACCAGAATTGCAATTAGATATATCTAAGCTCGCAAAAATCCACAATCCTCTTGTCCAAAATCTACGTAATTTTTCTATCAGTAAAGGATATAGCTGATAACGAAGGTGTTTTGGCTAAATAATTTTAATTTGTAACAAGATTATTTATAAGATTTTTTTTGTATATGCACACGCACGTGCGAAAGAGATTTTTAAACAAAGGAGAATTTTTTTATGTGTGCACCAAGTCGTCCAAGTTATAGTCCACCACCAGCACCAACACCAGCACCAACAGCAGTGACTGAAAGTAAAAAAGTTAGACGTATAGGAAAAACTTTAAGAACAAGTTCGCCTTCACAAAGAGGTAGAGGTGTTTTAATTAAAAGCAAAAACCCATTAGGTATTGCATCAAAAAATCCATTAGGTACTAGACAAAGTTTATTGTTACCAATGACAGAATACAACGTAACAGTTGGGGGATATTAATATGTGTTTACCATCACCAAAAATGCCAGATATGAGTGCACAAATGGCGGCACAAGAAGATGCTATCAAAGCACAAGAAACAAAAGCATTAGATGAAAGAAATGCTGAAATGAAAGTAGCCGCAGCTGAAGCACGAAGACAACAAAGAAAAAGACGTGGCAGAGCAAGTTTAATTAGAAGAACTGGCGGTGACGGAAGTTTAGGAATTTTAGATAAGTCAGTTAATAGTTCTTACAGTGGATTAAAACCATTAGGCACAAATCTAAATCAGCTAGCAAACTAAAATGACAACAGACATTATCAGACAGACTTACAAGCTGGCGAAAGCCGCACGTGAACGACACGAAGATGAAATTTCAGAAGCATACAAATACACACGTCCAAACAGAGATATTTGGCGAAACAGAGAGAGCACTACTGATAGAACTAAAATTTATGATTCAACTGCACCAGACAGTGTTCAAAATTTAGTATCAACAATTTTAAATTTATTAATCCCTCAAAATCAACAATGGGCAACGTTAAGTGTAAGAGAAGATGTTAAAGAAGAAGTTGCAAGTGATATTAAAAGACTTTTAGACAAAGCAAACAGAACAGTTTTTAAAACAATTAGAGATAGTAATTTTTACATAAGTGCTAGTGAAGCATTAACAGATGCTATTATTAGTGGTTGTGGTGCTATTGGATTGTATGAAACAGAAACAGAAATAGAATTTATTGGTATACCAACACATCAACTTTATTTTTTAGATGATTACAAAGGCGAACTAGATACAGTTTTTAGACAGCATCAATGCACTGCACAATATCTATTTGAAAACTACAAAAATTTATCAGAAGAAATAAAAGAACAAGCAATGAAATCTCCGCAAGCACAAATTGACGTTACAGAAAGCTGTATGCGATTGACTGGAGAAAAAGAATACACATATACAGTTATGGTAGGTAAAAGTTTAGAACCTATCTACACAAAAAAGATGGCAACACAGATGTTTGTTGTTTTTAGATTTGGCAGAACTATTGGTGAAGTTTGGGGTGAAAGTCCAGTTAGAATGGCACTGCCTTACATTAGAACAATTAATGAATGTCAGATGTTAATGTTGCAAGCCGCAAGTTATGCAAGTTTAGGTGCGTGGCAAGTTAATTCAGAAACAGCAATTAACTTTGCAAACGTAAAATTGAAAGCTGGCGATGTTGTTACTGTTGACCAACCACTAACTCCTATTCCATTTGCTGGTAACTTCCAAATTACAGATGCAACTATACAAGACCACAGAATGCAAATTAGAAGAATGATGTTTAACGATGTTATACTTCCACCAGAAAAATCACCTTCAATGACTGCAACAGAAATTCAAATTAGACAGAGTGAATTTTATAGAAGACTTGGTACGTACGGATTAAGATTAGAACAAGAATTTTTACGTCCAGTAATTTCAAACGTAGTTAAACGTTTGCAGATTAAAGGATTAATACCAGAATTTGTTACAGACAAAAATGCATTTGAAATTGTGGTTAATTCAGCAGTAAAACGTGGCATTGCGTTGAGTGAGATAACACGAGATATGCAAGTGTTACAAGTGATTACACAGTTAGGTGAAGAAGCAACTATGAGTGTTGATTTAACAAAACTTGCACGTAAGATTTTAAGAGATGGCGATATGTCACCAGAAGTTCTACGTAGTGATGCAGAAGTAGAAGAAATGAAAGAGCAGATACAACAACAACAACAGTTGCAACAAGTAGCTCAACAATTCCTTCAAACACAAAAACCAACTGATGAACCTCAACAATAATTTAGATTACCAATTTGTACTTTTAGAGTCGAGTTACCGAAGTTAAATACTTTATAATTATAATAACAGAAACGAAAAATAAAATGAACACAAAGGAACTACAAGAGCATTATAAACGTGTATTCGAATCCGATAGTGGAAAACAAGTTTTGACTGATTTAGATAGGATAGCAAACACAACTAGACTTTCAGCTGATTCACCAAACCCCCACTCTGCCGTCTACATCGTTGCACAACAACACTTGTTAAAAAGAATTCGTAATATGATGCTGTTACGTAACGCAACCATCGAAAAGGATAACATCAAATGAGTAATGAAAACCTAACAGAAACGAATGTAGTAGAAACAACACCAACAGTTACTGAAACACCAACAAACACAAGTCTGCTTAATGCAACAGAAACACCAACACAAGAAGCTGAACCAGTTACAGAAACAGTTGACGAAACAGAACGTCCAACGTGGCTACCAGAAAAATTTAAAACTGCCGAAGATTTAGCAAAAAGTTACACAGAGCTTGAAAAAACTTTAGCTGATAAAACTCCAAAAGTACCTACTGACTATGACTTTTCTTACACAGAAGATTTCGGACTTGCAGACATTGACGAAGATTTAAAGAAAGAAGTTACAACTGCTTTCCAACACGCAAAACTAAATGACCAACAAGCAAAAGAAGTTATGGCATTGTATGCTGACCAAGTAAACAAACTTACAGAACAGTTTCAAAATGCACCACGTACAAACTTACAAGACGAACAAGGTGTGTTGCAAAAAACTTGGGGTGATAGCTACGGAAAAAACATTGAAGCAGTAAAAAACTATGCTGAAACATTACCACGTAGAATGTTAGAACATCCATTGGTTGACACAGCAGAAGGAATTGAATTCTTACAAAAACTAATGGCTAACAACGTACAAAATCCAATAGTGTCAGCAACAACATCTGGTCCAAGTATGGTTAGTTTACGAGAGCAAATCAACACAATGCGTGATGATGCTAAAATGAAAATGCCAGCTGGTGATTTAGTTGGTGAAGCACACAGAGCCAAACTCTACAATCTTTACGAACAACTTGAACGTTCGCAACAATAATTAGACACTGCTCCTTACAGATGGCGGTACTTATAAGAACTTATCTACATTAAAGCACAGTCTAATATGTGTGTGGGAGTGAAATTTATTTCTGACA